AATGTCAAAGATATTACTTTACAAAAAATTAGTGATAATAATGAGATTACTAATTTGAAGAAGATTTTAGGATTAGAACAAAATAAGGATTATAGTAAAGGTATTGAGAGTTTGAGATATGGAAAAATTATGATTATGACTGATCAAGATCATGACGGAAGTCATATTAAAGGACTTCTTTTCAATGTCTTCCAGACATTATGGATTTCTTTATACAAATCGGAAGGATTTCTAACATCGATGCTTACTCCTATTATTAAAGCTACTAATGGTACAACCAAGGAAGTTATTAGTTTCTATAATATGAGCGATTATGAAAATTGGAATAATGAAATTCAAAATAAGAAACAATGGAAAATTAAGTATTATAAAGGACTTGGTACATCAACTGATCAAGAAGCAAAAGAATATTTCAAAGATATGAAACAAATTACTTATAATCATACAGATGATTCAGATAGTTCTATTGATTTAGCATTTAATAAGAAGAGAGCAGATGATCGGAAAGTCTGGTTGTCTAATTATAATAAGAATGATGTATTAGATTATACAGATAAAACAATTACATATGAAACATTTATTAATAAAGAATTAATTCATTTCAGTAATAGAAACTTAGAGAGAAGTATTCCTCATATTATTGATGGTCTTAAGGAAAGTACAAGAAAGATTTTATATGCTTGTTTGAAAAGAAATTTATATCATAATGAAATTAAAGTTGCACAATTAGCAGGAAATGTAAGCGAGGTTACAGCTTATCATCATGGTGAAAATTCATTACAAGAAGCAATTATTGGAATGGCGCAAATCTTTATAGGAACTAATAATATTAATATTCTTGAACCAAAAGGTCAGATGGGATCAAGACTTCAAGGAGGTAATGATGCGTCGTCTCCTAGATACATTTATACATTATTATCAAAATTAACAAAATTATTATTCAGAGAAGAAGATAATGCAATTCTTAATTATCTCGATGAAGACGGATTGAGTATTGAACCAGAATTCTATATTCCTATTATTCCTATGATATTAGTAAATGGGGCAATTGGAATTGGTACTGGTTATTCGACAAATATTCCTCAATTTAATCCAGAAGAAATTATTAATATTTATTTAAATCTTATTAATGAAATTGATATTACTATCAAAAAGGTTTTAACACCAGATGATATTAATAATGCTATTAAAATTATTGATGAAAAAGAAATTAATGAAATCGCTCCTTATTACTTAGGATTTAAGGGAGAAATTGTTAAAAATGAGAAGGGTAATTATAGTAGTAAAGGAATTTATAAATGGGTCAATGATAATACGATTGAAATTCTTGAATTGCCTGTTGGAACTTGGACAGAAAATTATAAAGAATTTTTAGAAGATTTAATAACAAATAATAATCAATATTTAAAATCATTTGAAAATCATTATACCGCTAAAAATGTAAAATTCATTTTAAGAATGAATGATGGAGTTAAGGAAGAATTAGAACCGAAATTATTAAATGAATTCAATTTGATTTCAACTAAGAATTTAAGTTTAAATAATATGCATCTATTTTCAGAAAATGGAAATATTAAGAAATATAATACAGTTGATAATATTATTAAAGAATGGTCTCATACTAGAATTAATAAATATTATGAAAGAAAACAAAAACAATTAGAGATTATGGAAGAGGATTATAATATTCTTTCGGCAAAAATAAGATTTATTATTGATATTATTAATGGTGATATTATTATTATGAATATTAAATTAAATGATATTGAAAAACAATTAAATGATAAGAATTATTATAAAAATAATGATAGTTATGATTATCTATTAAGATTACCAATTTATCAACTAACATTAGAAAAGAAAGAGAAACTAGAAGAAGAAGTGAATGAATTGAAAGATAAGATTGAAACACTCAAATCATTGTCAATTACTGAAATTTGGAAGACTGAATTAACTGAATTAATGAAAGAATGGTTGAAACATAAAGAAGAGATTGAAATGGATTATTTGAATGATTTGAAAGGTGATGTCGTCAATTCTAAATCATCTAAAAAATCCGCCCCACGAAAAAAGTAATAAAATCATCTATTTCCCACTTGTCTATTTTATTTCCATAATATTTCCATTTGAACGGTAATATTAATGATTGATTTTTTTCTAATTTTATTATAATAATTTTAGAATCTTCTGGTGGATTTTCTTTTGTTCTTTGCGCTTTATAAATAATTACCTCAGTATTTTCAATTGCATTTATAAATAAATATTTATTATTATTTTGTTTCCAATCATCATCATCTTCATTATCAGTATGATTAATGATATTATATTTGAACCAACTATTAATAATTTCTTCTGGATTTTGTAAATAATCACTAATAACAATCGGTTGTCTTGAAGTTAGTAAATCAAATGTAAAAAAGTCAATTGTTGTTTGTAAAATACTGATGTCAGATGGGAAAATATAATAGCATAATGTATATAGAAATATACACATTATAATTATGAATATAATTTTCATTTATTTATATTAAATAGAAAAATATGAGATTAAAAAGAACGAATAAGAGAAATAAAAAAAAGGGAGGTTATAATAAAAAATTACTAAATCAAATATTAGATAAAATTTTAAAACCATCATTATTAAAAAAAATAAAAGAACAAAAAAATTTTTATTTAAATCAATTTATTAAACAAACAAATTTTAATAATTATTTAAAAGTAGCAGATATTGCTCTAAAAATTATTCCTGAAAGAGTATTCAAACCGTTGGTTATGACTTATACTAAACAAAATCCTTTAATGAAAAGTATTGTGAATAAAAAATATTTAACGAAGAAAAATGCTGAAAATATTGTAGAAGCAGTTAAAAATGTTCTAAGATTTTTACAAGATGATAATATAATTACAGATGATTATTTGAGTAAATTATATGATAATTATAAAGATAGTTTTAAAAAATTATTTTACAAATATTTCGATAATCAAGAAAATCATATTACTCAGGATGATTTAGTAACGTTATTATTTAATAAAAATAAATTTAATTTAGCATATAATTTTGTTATATCTAAAATAGAAGATTTGAAAGAAAAAACAAAAGAATATAAAATAAATGATGAAATTTTAATTATTTTAAAAAATGATACTAGAATAAGAGATGAATTTTATGAACGTTTTATAAAAATGTTTGATTCAAATGATATGAATAAAATATATGAAAATATTTATGATGATTTAGAAAATTATATATCTGATAATCAATTATCTACTGAATTCTCAAATGATAATGATAATGATAAAGATAAAGATAATGATAATACAGAAAAAACGGTTGAAAATGAAACAATTAAAGAAAGTTCAGATCTTATAAATTTTAAAGATACACCTGATGTAATTATGGAAAAAATAAAGGATAAAGAAACAAAAGAATTAAATGATATTTATCAAAAATCAAAAGAAAAATTATTGGAAGATTATGGAGATAAAGGTGAAGAATATATTATAAAATTTGAGAATAAATTATTAAAAATTCCAGAAATTAATAAAATTTTAAAGAAATCAGGTATTGAATTAACTGAAAAAAAATCAAGAGGTTCTTCTAATAGTATAGGGAGTAGTTCAAATATAATTGTAAATGATGATAAAAATTTTAATGGATCAATATTATCAATACCATTATTATATGATAAATATTATAGTGATAAAGATCATCAAAATTATCATTTATATATAACTAAAATGAAGGAATTATTAGAAGATAAACAAGAAAGGTTAAAAATTCTTCAAGAACAAAAAGAAAAATTAGATGAAAGATCATCAGAGGAAAAGAAACAACATATTGAAATTGCAAAATTAGATGAAGAAAGTTCTAAAAATAGTTTTAATAAAAATGCAAAAGCTTTATCAATGTTTGGTTCAACTCTTAATAATTTACTTATTAATATTGCTCGAACATTCGCATATTTAATTACTAATATACTAAATATTTTTAAAATAATTGGAAATATGGGTCAAGGTATAATTATAAAATTAATTTTTTTAATTGCATTAATAATAGCAGCAATTGTCGTTGGTGTTAAATATCACGAAAATGTTAAAAATGCTGATTCAATGGCTTTTATGAAAAGTAATAGCAAATTCTTAATGTTTGATGCTTTTAATGGTTATAATGGTTATGATAATTTATATAATAATACAATCGAATATATTAAAGGATTTATTCCTTTTAATGTTATTAATAGTTTTAATTTATTAAATAATAATATTTCTTATATGGCAACTGGACAGAATATTTATGACAAACATTTAACAAAGCGAGATGAAACAACAGAAGGAAGATGTGATAATATCTTTCATATTAATTATAAAACTAATTATGATTTAATTAATGATAAACAAAAAACATATTGCACAATACAACCAAATGATATTATTTTAAATTATAATGAAAATAATAATCCAGTTGGAGATTATAACAAATTAGATATTGATATTAAAAATGATATAAATTTTTATAATTATTATCATATTCCTATATTACCTAATAATAATACAGGGAAATATGAATTAGATTTAAATAATTCAACTTTTAATAATGTTCCATCTCAAAACACAGATGCTAGAATTAAGAATGCTTTATCTAAATATAATTTAATTAAAAGTAATAAAAATAATACGAATTTAGTTTTAAATACTTTCAATAATATTTATTATGATACGAAAGCTCATATTAATAATACTTCTACGAGTGATAGTTATTCGGCATATGGAATTTATCTTCTTAATCCTAATTATTCAGGATTAAATATTGCTATTATTGATATTGATTTTAAGAAAGATAATTTTAGTGATAGAGACAAAGGTAATAATAATTTAGATACATATATTTCAAAATCGGATTTTAATAAAAATATTTATTATGTTAAAATTAGTAAGAAAAATCCCAATTATATTTATATTACTAAGAATGAAAATGATAAAACTGATGAAAAAATACCAATATTTGATTTTTGGGATAGTCATAATAAAGATAATATAAGCATTCTTAAATTATATAATCAAATCGAAACTTTGAGTATATATGATTTGAAATATAATATTCCTTCAACTAATAATTATGTTATACCACCTAAATTAAGATATGATGATAATTCAAAAAGATTTTATATAGATTTCTTCCAAGACGGAGATTATACAACTTTCTTAAAGATGGATAAAGGTGCTAATGGTTCAATTAATCCGATTTATGAAATAAATGTTGATGTTTCTAAATTGCATCATGAGAATGATAATGACAGAGATTGTGATAATTATTTCTTATTATTTCCATCTCTTGATAATGATAGTTTATTTAGAAATGATGCAACTAATCAGGAATTGACAGATTTTATATTAAATTTTCAAAATTCACCAGATGCTTATGCTTATTCTTATAATAATAATTTAATGATATATAGAAAAAAAAATAATGATTATAATAATCCGGAAAATAGAAAATATGATAATATAAATTTATTAAATAATTATTATAAAAATAATTATTGTAAAAATAATGATTATTATAATAAATATTTTTCATTAAAAAATAATAATAAAGATACAACTAATCAATATATTATTGATAAAGTATTTATATCTTTTGCTTTTTTATTATATTTCATCATAAATTATTATTCGAGATGTGTTTTCTTTATTAATTTATATGATTATAAAAATCCAGGTGCATCTTATTCAATTTATTTAATATCAAATAATGATGATGGTGGAAATCTTTCTATATTTGGTCCTAAAAGTGGATTAGGAGGTCAAGATTATGGCGAATGGAAAAATAATGAAATTTTTAAAATTGATATGACGAAATATCCAAATATGAGAACAAATACTAAATACTTTAAAAATAAATCAATTCAATCAATTGGAAGTAGTATAATTAATTTTGGAAAAAATACTAAAATTTATAATGGTTATTTAAATGACAAAGAAATAAAAAAAAATCTACATAAAAATTTATTTAATGGTGGTACATATGAAAATGACTTTTTATTAGAAAAGAATTTATATTATAGAGAACCAAAAAGTTTTATTGGTCGATTATATAGTTTGAAAATAGATAGATATTAATAATTAAATTGTTTTAATCATATAAGTATCTATGAGTTCATAATCAAATTTCTTATAATAATTTCTAACTCCTGTTCCTGCAATTATTGCAATTCTTTTAAAACCATTAATTCTCGCTATTTCTTCTGCTTTCTCAATTAATCTTCTCCCATATCCCTTGTGTTGTAATGAATAATCATTATTATTTCCGACATTGCTCACAGTTGAATAAACGTGTAATTCTCTTATTAATGCCGTTTCTTGTAGAACTGGTAAGATTAATTCTGGTTTTTGATAATTGAAATTTAATCTCAATCTAATAAAACCAATTAAATAATCATTAGTTTCATATGAAATGAAGTATTCATCTCCATCACTTGCCTTATATTCAATTATTTCTAATTTAATTTCATTATTTTTATTCATAATTAAAGAAATATCTTTTAATTCTCTACAACGAATACATAAACATTTCCAATTATTAATTTTCATATCTTCTTGCAATACTTGTCGAATACTTGTGAATTGTTGAGAATATCCAGCTTGAATGTAATGTCCTGAAATATCTCTAATAATTCTATTAATTCTAAAATATTTTTTAATATTCATTTTAAAATATTTAATTAAATCATATAAATATTTATCATCATATGGTTTATATTCACCGCTTTCATATAATTCTTTTATTTTTGTAAATGGAACAACTGCACAAGGATATAATTTTATTTGGTCTAATTGTAAATCTGGATTATTTAAAATCTCATTTAAAAGAATTGTATCTTTTTCAACATTAGAACCATATAAATTAAGCATAATATGACCATCAATTTTATAACAATTATTCTTTAATAATTTAATCGCTTTAATTGTCTTCTCAACTGTCTCTCCTCTATTATTCATTCTCAAAACTTCATTATCATTGTGTTGAATACCTAATTGAACTCTTGTACAATTAAATCTTCTCAATCTCTTAATCTCATTCATACAGATACTATCACTTCTCATTTCTAATGTAAGACCTATGATATGAATTTTTGCAACTTCATTTAAACTAATTTCTTCTTCTAATGATAATATCTCTCTTTTATGAGTATCAATATCATCATAAAAGACATTAGCGGAATAATAAAGTTTAGTTATAAATTCTTCTTGATATTCTTTTGGATATTCGCTCCAAGTTCCACCGAGAACAAGTAATTCAATTTTATCAATATTATGACCCATATTAATGAGAGAAGTAATGCGATTATTCATTTGTTTAATTGGGTCAAAGTCATTTTGATTTGCTCTTAAAACCGCTGGTTCTGTGTATAAATAACTTTTGGGTTGTTGTGTCCAGTTATTATCAATAGATGGTTTTTCATTTGGACAGAAAGAACAATTATGAAGACAACTAAAAGTTCCCTTAACTCTTTCCCCATCTTTATTCGTATATTCAGGAGTTCCACTCGTTAGAACAGTAATACTAATAATACCAGATTGAGATTTTTGAATTTTCTTAATTAATTTCTTTTTCAAATTAAAATCTTCATAACCTAAATTATTATAAATCTTAATTAAATCAATTTTACTACAACTTATTTTAAATTCCTTATTCATCCTCTTAATGAAATCAAAAGTATTAGAAAAATCATTCTTAATCATCTCATCTCTAAGAATTGAAATCTCACCAGATGATAATTTAGATTTCTTGATAGTATCTTCAATATCCATTTTCGAAATGAAAATGAATTGAAAAAAATAAATCAATTTTTAATAATTAATTTTTTAAATGGTTTAATAATAAATCAAGCTTATTTTCAATATCTTCTAAACGTTTCCAATTTTTCTTCTTATTATTATCATCATTATTTTCATTATTCTTTTTCTTATTATCAATTTTATTGATAGTTCTTTCAATTAAATCTTTTTCAAGTTTATAAATATTAGATAATTCGATGATATTATTTACATTTTCATCTTTCTTATAAAGATTATAAATAATACTTGAAATTACTCTAATTTTAATTCCGTTGACATTCCTTTTATGAATGGATGCAATTTCTTCATAACTCATTTTTTCTTCAACTTCCCTTTTTAATTGTAATTCTTCATCATTAGTCCATTTTAGACCAACTCTTAGTTTTTCATCTTCCATTATTTGAATAAATATTTATTATTAATATTATAATGTCTAATTCTTAAATAATTCAAAAAATAAATGAATATAAATTCCTAAAAGAACAGAGAAGATAGTATTTATCTTTGATTCAATTTCATAAATTCTTGTTAGTTCTTCTGACATTATTCCAAATTTGACAATAATAATATGAATAATAATTAATTCTTAAATAATTAGAATTTTATGAACTTTTCTTTATTCATAAAATAATAAGCGATGAAACAAGCAGCCATCAAATTTAATAATGAATGTATTCTCATAGAATTGGAACTAGATGAAAATAACATCCATATATGAGTAGCGAAGATAATAAATATACCTAAATAATAACTAACTAAATGAATATTCATTTTATTATTATCAATTATTTTTATTTTATTATAAAAGCATAAAATACAAAAATTAATAAAAATATAATATTAATAATGGCATAATTTCTCAAATTTTTTGAATTTGAAAATAGTAATCCAATATAAATAATTAAAAAAATTATAAAAACCGTAATTAAATAATAAGTTAAATTATTATTATTATTCATTTATTATTGATAAATGAAAATAAAAAAGAAAGTCATTAATAGAAATGTCTATATTTATAAAAACTGATTGCATTATATTCATTAGGAAATGAATATTTATCAAATAAATTATAAATTTTTTTCATATAATTATTATTACTATCTTTCAAAATAATTAAATATTTTAAATAATTTATGTCAGTTTCATAATTTTTAATATTACTAATCTTATTTAATAAGTAATAATTCATATAAATCTTAGCATCAACATTATCATTAATACTTATAAATATTCTTGTCTTATTTTCCTCCAATGGTGCAAAATTAAAAGCATAATTAATATTCTTATTAATATTTCCTTTGAGATAATAAGGATATTTATACAAATATCTATGTTCTGCCTTAAATAATGTCTCCTTAAATAGAAACTTAGTTTTCCCTTCTTTTTTGAAATTATTATTATAACCAGAATAAACGAATTCTAAAATAACATTGATAATATTAGCATTGACATCTATATAACTATTATAATATTTATTTTTTTTATTTTTGTTATTATTATTATTATTATTATTATTATTAGTAATCTTAAAATTCATTGGTGGATTTTTTGAATAACTTCTATAACTCCACCAAACTAAACCATTACTGACTTTAATATCTCCTATTTTATCACTGATATTATAAGGAGTATAATGATTAGGACAATGAAGGCAACCATTATTCATAAATCCAGTATCTAATTTAGATCCTAGATGTTTGCAAATATTAACAGTTGATATTATTGAATTATTATTATCATACCATAGAACCATTGGTAATTTTCCAACATTAAAACTAAATGGTTTAGTTCTATCAATTTTACTCTCAATGGCAACAGGTGTCCATTCCCTAAAAATTTGAGGTAAGATAAATGAATTCGTTTTATTAATGATAATAGAAGATGAATATAAGAAATAAAAAAAGATTTTAATATAAATATTCATATAAAAATAATTCTTTATTTCTTTATATATAAATATGATTAGTGATTTCATATGTGAATTACCAATACAGAAACGAATAATAATAATAGGAGATGTTCATGGAGATATTAAAAGATTTAAAAATATATTAATTGATGCAAAAGTTATTAATAATAACTTCGAATGGATTGCTGAACCTCCTAAAACTGTTATTTTACAATTAGGGGATCAGGTTGATAGTAAAAATAGAATGCCTAATATTGATAATTGGGAAGTTTTGAAAGATTATGAAATGATTTATTTTACTGATAAATTAAATTTAATAGCTCGTGCTAAAGGTGGTTATTGCATCTCTCTAATTGGAAATCACGAATTGATGAATGTTATTGGCGATTTTACTTATGTTTCTCAAAATAGTAGTTCTGATGAAAGAACTAATTTATTTAAGGCGAAAGGATCATTAGCATTAACACTGGCAAAGAGACCAATTGTTTGTAAAATTGGTGATTTATTATTTTGTCATGCAAAGTTTGATATAGAACATTTAAATTTATTAAAAAAACATAATAAACCATTATTTTATATTAATGATTTATGGAAAAATTATTTAGAAACTGCAACTATTGATGTCAGTGATAAAGAAATATTTGATACTATAATTCTTGGTTCTAGTGGTATTTTATGGAATAGAAGCGAGAATAATAGAGAACAAACATCAAATTTATTTAAGGAACTTGGGATTACTTATATGTTTCTTGGACATACTTGTTATGAAAGAATAATATTGAAAGATGATCAGATTTGGTATTGTGATACAGGTCTTTCAAGGTCTTTTGGAAGAAATAATTATCAATATTTAGATATAATAGGAAATAATATTAATATTAAAACAATTAAAGATGAATGATTATTATGAATAGAAATAAAAGTAAAAATAAATAAAAATGATTTTATGAATTTCATAAATAATTATCTATTCAGATGATGAATAATATTCAGGGTCTTGATTATGATTATACAAAAGTGAGTTTCAATCCAGTTATTCACGATGAAGTCATTAATCACATTCAAAATTATGAAATTTCAGACATTGACAACGAAGAACTTGTTCTTTCATTCCTCTTTGGGTTTGGATTGTCACTGACCTCTAATTCATAAAATCAAAATAATAATATGATTATTATTAAACCCTTAAATATTATTTTTGGGTTTCTCATTATTAATAAAAATTGATTTTTGTAATTATTTTTATTAATATCATTATAATTCGATAAATGGCATTATTTCAAGAATGGCACTTGATGAATAACATCGATAATAATATTTCTTTAATAGAAATGTTATTAGATAATAGTTATTATTACTTAAATGATATTGACAGCGATGAATTGATTGAGAAATTAAATCAATTTATTGAATTTAAAATTTTATTAGAAATCAGGGATGAGAAATTCAAAGAAAAAGAAATTATTTATAAAAATAATATTAAGAATTTGAAAAGAAAATTAAATTCACAGAATGATTATATTCATTTGATTTATTTATATTCAATTATAACTATTTTCTTTATAAGCACGATTTATTTCTATCATTTCTATTTCTATCGGTTGTTTTTCTGTTAATTTCTTAATTGTATTTAATAAGATTGTAAAATGATAATTTATATAATTATTCATATTCTTCTTATAAATAATAATAAAAATTGATTTTATATTATTTTTTTTTTATTTTATATCATATCATAATTATGAATAGGGAACCTTTCTATACCTATAATAATAAATTGAATATTAATGTTATAAAGAAAACATTAAATACAAAAATAAATAAAATTAGATGTGATGAACAAAAGTTAAGAGAAATTTATAGAAATAATGTCAAAGAACCTAATTTTAATATTAAAGAATGGTTATTAAATAATTATATTTCTTATAATGATATTATTAATAATTATCAGTTATATAGAGATTATGAATTATTGACAATTATTCAGAAATTAATATTTGAATATGAGACTAATATTAATTTACATAAAACACATAATCTTAAATTAAAAAACTTAATTGAAGATAAAAATAATTATATCAAAACATTATTTATGATCGTAACAATTCTTACATCTATTTTAATAGCAACTTTCATTTATATTTGTGTGTATTTTATACTAAAAATATAAAAAAATGATTTTTGAAAATAACAATAATTTTCATATACAAAAAGAAAGATGTATATTCGTGGTGGCGAAGTTTATGATGATGAGGAGATTTATGATATTGATGAATATGATGAAGATGATTATCTTGAAAAAGATGATTATTCATTGTCATACGATGACATTATTTCAATTGTTTTTCTCGACAGAATGAATGTTCACAAGATCACTATGTCTTATTAAGAAAGAAATTTATAAAAGGCAAATTAATTTTTGTCTTTCATTTAAGCTCATCCGGAACTTGAAGTTCTGGAAGACAAACGGAATTTTCAGTATAATAATTCTTAGGTTCTTGATTTTTGTCATTAGTGAGAGCTTGATAAGAATTAATGCAATCAAGATTTGATTGTTGCATTTCAACAAATTTACGAATATCTGAGAACATTTTTATTATTATAATAGAAAATAATCTTTATATAATTTATTTATTTTAATTTGTATTGAAAATTATTTATAGAATGAAAAAATGATTTTTTATAATTAAAATTATTTTTATCGCTGTGATGTCATCGATCTTGTTCAACTGGTTTGTGCTCTTCATCATCTTTTCAATGTATCTTATCAATCGTTGGAGGGGTAATGTTATTTCTAAGATTAATCTTGAAATATCAGAACTCAAAAAAGAAAAGGAAGCAATTTACGAGAAACTCAATAGACAGAAAGATTTTTATCAAGTAATTGTTAAAAATTATTCAGCGATCATCGAACAACTGAATTGAGAGTTTGAATTTCAATTTAAAAAGACTAAAAAAGTTAAATTTTTTGGTCTTTTTTAAATTTAATTTCAAATTCAAAAATAAAAAACCAAAAATTTAACTTTTTGATTTTTAATATCAGCAGTGAACTCTCAAACATAGATTTGGACAGGCACATCAGGGCCATTGAAAACACCTTCTGTTTCAGTCAATTTCATCGGTTCGATTTTTTTGACATCTTTTTTGAAGATACTCTTAAATCTCCCCAATATCGAAGTTGATTGTTTCTTCTTCTCTTCTTCCTTCTTCTCCTCTAAATCTACTTTATATCCTAACTTCATCTTCTTGATTATGAAGTAAGAGAATTCGTAGTTGGTGATGATTGTCTTGTAGAAAATCTCTTCTTCCTTGATTTCTTCCTTCAATGTTTTAACTTCCGCTCTCAACTTCTTAACCTCGCTATTTTTCCTGTTATAAATATAATCAATGGAACAACTCCAAATGAACATAACGATAAGCAGGACAATATTGAAGACAGAGAAATAAAGCTCATAGATCGACATCGCTAAGACGGATAAATATCATTTAAATTTAATTATTCATTTTTCTATAAATAATAAAAAAAATAATACAAATTAATTTAATTATTTATTCATCTTCAATAAATAATGTCTTTTTCTTATCCCCAATTTCTTTCTTTTTATCTTTATTATCTTTATTATCTTTATTATCTTCATCATCATCATTTATAAATAGACATTTCTTATTATCATTATCATCATTATTATCATTATTACAATCGTCATCATTATGATTAGTTTCAACTAACTGACCATCGATATAACTATTGATTAAATAACCATTTGTTTTATAATATTTAATTCTTTTGAAAGTTTTAAATTTGAATACTGAAAAATCATCTGATATATCAATACATAATGGAATGTATTTTCTCTCATTCTTTTTTTCTCTTAGAATTCTTCCTACTGATTGCTGAATATCACTAATAGGACTTGCTAGAATGACTGTATTTAAAGTTGGAATATTTAAACCTTCGCTACTCATTTGATAAGTTGCAAGAATTATCTGTTTAGTTGCTGATATATCTAAGTCAGACATTTTCATACCACCAATATAATACCCATATGATTTCGATAATTTTTCATCAAGTTTAAATAATTCTTCAAAATCTTTTAATTGATTTTTTCTTTCTGATAAAATTAATATCTTTCTTTCAGGTTCTTTTTCTAAAACCTCTTTTAATAATTGATAAATAAATAATGTTCTAGGTTTATAATTGCAAATATTATTAATTAATGCTACTATATTAGGTGTTCCATTATACATCAATTTGACATAATTATATTCAATATCGTGAGAATAATATTTATGTAAATTAATAATCATATTACATTCTTTATCATTATTAGCGATTTTATAAACAGACTTTCCCAAATACCATTCAAAAACCTTTCTTAATCCATCTTTTCTATTTAAAGTTGCCGATAATCCTAATGTAATTCTTATATTCATCTTTCGAAATGCCCTTGAAAATACCTCAGATGCAATATGATGACATTCATCAATGATCACTAATCCGAAATCTTCAAAAATCTTATCATCATATTCCTTCATAGCGAGAGATTGTAAAGTTGCTATGACGATGTCTTTATTATCAACGTCAATAATTTTCTGTTTAATTTTGCCAATTTTTGCGTTAGGAACAAAGATATTAACACTATTTATAAATTGTTCATTCAAGAAATCTTTATGAGATATGAATAAAGTCTTCTTTTTAAAATAACAGGCAATATAAATTGCCATAATTGTCTTACCAAAACCACAAGGGACGCTGATAATCCCTCCCAATTTCTTTTTATTAATAACATTATCTATAAAAGCATTTACAGGTTCTTGTTGAATTTCTCTCAATTTTCCATCAAATTTCAATGAAGGACAATCTAAACCACAACCTAAATTATCTTTAATAGGAAAACCGAATTTTTCAATTCCATAACATTTAGGAACATAGATTTTATTATCACTTTCTAAATAAATAGGATATTCTTTCGAAGTTGAATTGAATGAATTAGAGACTTTTGGACTTACTAATAACTCCTTTTTAATCTTATCAATCAATTCTTTATTTTCATCAGTTTTCTTAATCCCATAACCCCTATTAGTTAGAGAAGTAGTCATATATCAAATATTAATTATATAATTATTTTTTATATATAATTTATATAATAGATGGTTATAGATTTTTTACGCATTTCATTATTAGTAATCTTATTATTCGTAATCGTTTTAGATTATGATGTTCCTGAAATAATTAATACTGCTATAAATCAATTATTTATAGCATTAATAATAATATTTATAATATTAGCAGTTGATGAAATTGTTGGTTTCTTAATAGGACTAATATTCTTAACTATTTATTTTAAATTTTATCAAAAGAAAATAAATAATGAAAATAATAAAGAGAAATTTAGCAATGATAATTCATCTCCTCTAAATTCATTTTTTGATTACATTTTCAATCCTTCTGTTCCATCTTCTCATTCTAATTATTATTCACAATCAAAATCTAATTCAAATCCTCAACTAAATTCACGAGTAATTCCATCAGTTTCAAATGAAATATTAAAATCTGCTCAAAATAATATTTTTGATGATGTTGAATATAATAAGGAAATTAAGGCATATGATAATTCTTATGGTGGTATTCAAGGATTACATGTAAATAATTTAACAGCATTTGATAATAATTATCATAATTATAGCACCTTATAAACCATTAATATATAAATAGCGACAAATATCAATCCTAACTTAATAAAATAATTATATGAATCAAATAATGATGAGATATTTTCAGGTAAATTATTAATTATTGTTGAGAATATATATGGATTTATTATTATTGCTATTATGATACATATAATAAATGATTTATTTAATAATAATTCATCATAATATTTTATTTTTTCATTTTTAGAAGAACTTTTCATATTTCTATTTAATTGCTGTTGTGGTTGTGGTTGTGATTGGGATTGCAATTCTGGTTGATAATTATTTCTATGATTATCATTATCATCATTATTAATTTTATAATTATTATTAGTAGGTTTATTTGATAATAATAATTCATTTTCAAATTCATTTAAAACATCTTTTACTAAAGGATCATTCATATCATCTGTTACACTCATCTCATTGGTTTTTAAGGGTATTTTATCAATTTCTGTAATCATATTATTTTGATTTTTTGCTGGTGGTTGCTGTTGCTGCATATTATAACTATTATTTATTATAATGAAAAAAATAATAATGATGATTATTACGCAAATATTTTATCAAATATTGATTTTTCTTTTATTTGATTAGAAGGTGTATTATTACCATCATATTGTCCAATTGCTTTATCATTACAAAGAACATTAATTGTTTTATATTTATAACAAGTATCTTCTATTTTAAAAATATTATCATTAATTTCATTATATTTAGGTGCGAAATAAAGGGTGCAATTATCTTTACAAACTCTATTAAAAACTAATGCTAATGCCATACCAAAAATAGCACTTACTATAATTTGTCCCATTTCAGTGTAAAATAATCTATCTATAACATATCTAATATTCATTTATTTCTTATCTAATTAAATAAAATCAAATTAAATTATATCAAAGGTTGGTCTATCGCTTTATCTGAACATTTAACTTCTTCTACTGAATATTTATAACAAATATCATTATCATTTCTATAAACAATTTTATTACAATTATAAGGTGTTGGGTATTTTATAACTATCTTAGGTTTAGGTGTTGATATATAGACATAAAAAATGCCAATTGCGAATGCAATTATGAATGCAAAAAAATTAAATTTAAATTCTCCAATAGGTTGTTCAACCATCTTTATTTATTATTCTATTTTATAATAAATAAATAAATGAGTATTATAAGTCAATTAGGGGTTGGATTGTTTTACATATTTTCATTTCCTGTAAGATTTGTTTTATTTATAGTAAATTATCTAGTAAATCTTATTTATGATTGGCAATTATTAAAATCTCACATAATATCTTTATTATTTATAATATTTATTTATTGTTTATTTGGTTATATTTATTGTTGGATTTATCAAATGACTTATTTCAAATTTTTTAAAGCAACTATTTTTCCTATAATAGGATTTTTTATATTAATAATACAAGGAATTATTTATATTTTTTTCATTCCTTATCATATATATATAACTTTAACTGAAACATTTAGTTATATAATTAAAATTGTAGTAAAATTATATGAATGGATAAATAATATTGTATTGACATTTATAAATATGGAGGATTATTTACTTAATGATGTATAAATTTCTGGAACTTCAATAAAATCAGGTTTTTTAATTGAAACTAATTCATATAAATCTTTAATATTATTAGTTTCAGACCATTTTTTATATTTCTTATTATAATTATTTATATAAATTTCATAATTGTCTTTATTTGTTTTTCTTGGCAATTCATAAATTTTATTATATTTTTCAATTTCATCAATTCTCAAATCATTGATTAATTTCTTATTTTTATTATATTTTTGAATTTCATTCATTAATTTAACTTTATCAAGATCAAGCTTATTATTTATATTATCAATTAATATAAATCCAATATTCATTTTAATATTATTATTTAATTTATTTTTTTATAATCATAAATATTTGGTTGCGTTAATTCAAACATTCCTTTATAAAACATCTCTAATTCTTCTTGGGGATTTAATGTCTGTTCATATTCACTAACTGGCAAAAATTTAACAACTGTTTTATTATTTTCATTTGCCATTTTTCTATATTTATTCTCATAATATCCCTTTATTATTAATATTGTGCCCACAAATAAAATAAATAATGCAATTGATTTCATTTTTATTAAATGAAAATAAAAAAATAAAATATTATTATTCGGATAATGTTCGCACTATTCCATCTGGTCCAGCAGGTTCTTCAACTTTTGCTTCATTTTCCTCTTGTTTTGCCTTTTCCTCTCCTTCAACATCTTCTTTGACATCAATTGTTTGTGCTTCTTGTGGTTGATGGGAAGCAGTCCAAGGATCAACTTCTTCGAGATGTTCAGAAGCAGATTTAGCAGCACCCATCATTCCTCGTTTACGTGTTTCGAACATCTCATCCTTATCATCAATGTTCTGCTTATATTGTTTCATAAGAGTATTTAATTGTGTTTCTGAATATTCTTGTTCAGCAAGATCATTGGGATTGGGAGACCAAGGGATCCAGCATCCAACTTGGCAAATATAAATATCAAATTTACTATCAAACTTTTTGACAAATTCACTGCGTTTCTTTGCTTCTTCAATAGTATCAAAAACGCCACGAATTTTAACACCTCGCATAGAAGTTTTAAAATTATTCTTCTTATGATATTCTGATTCAATGTCTCCAGAATTAACTGATTTGAAAAATTTATATTGTTCATCTAATTCATCACTATTGAAGATGTATTCGTGATTAGTCTTAATAGTCTTAACTAAATCAGCACTATCTGGATATTTATTTTCAAGACTATCAAGAAGAGTTTTCATATCTTTTCCAAATTTATCAAGAAATTTAGAAAAATAATAAACTTCTTTATCTTTAATAACATCTTCTGGACTTAGGAAAGAGATAAGGGCGTAATTTTGACCACGAATTGGTTTATCCTCATCTAAATAATCTTCTTGTTTTGTTGATACTAGTTCTGGTTCTGCCATTTATTTATATATAACATAAATATTAAATAAATCTTATATAATTTTCTAATATAAAAAATGATTGTTTTATAATTATTAAAAATCAATAAAAATTCAATTTCAAAAATGAATGATGTTTGCATCAATGAGATTAAGAAGAAGGGCGCTGTTTGGGTAAATAAATTATTGGAAGGTAATATTACATATACAAAACCAGGATCAATATCATATTTATTATATGGAGAGAAACCTAGCGAACAATCAATTAATATTAAATTTGGAAGATTTGGTGAATTCTTATCAAAAGAATTAATTAATTCAAATAAAAATTTAGAATTATTAACTTGTGGTGTACAAAAAGTTAATAATAAAAATAAAGATATTGATTTAATTTTTAAAAATGAAAAATTGAAGATTATTTATTATCGCGAATTGAAGGGTAATATTGAATTAGACACTGAGAAATTACCAGCAACCATTGCTAAATGTAAGGAGATTGAAAAATGTCTAAAACAAAAATTCAAGGACTATTCAATTGATTGTGGAATTTTAAATTGGAGTATTTATAATCGCGATGATTTATCTGCTGGTCTTTCAAATATAAGGATATTTGAAAGGAATGGAATAAAAATAGATCATATGGAATGTTTCTTAGATATGATTGAAATTGAATGGAGTTGTGATAGTTATTATGATTATTTTAGAGATATTGGGAATATGATTATTAGTCATTCATAATCATTGATAATGATCAATAATTTTTAATTATTAAATGTTTTGTATTTATTTCATCACCAATTCTATTATTATATAATTTAAATTTATATTTTTTGTCATATTCATCTATAATAAAATCTTTATATAATTCCATAATTAATTCTGTTTTTCCAATAATCATCAAACATTTATTCTTAGTCGTTTTAAATAAATTTGATAATTTTATTTGTTCTTCTTTGCCAAATTTGCAATATCCATAATCAGTAAAATTACTATCATAAGGTGGATCTAAGAACATAAAATTATTTTCATCATTAAACTTTTCAAATATTGTTTCAAAATCGTCATTTAATATTTGAGTATTATTTAATAATTTTTGATAATTTTCATCAATCAATTCATTATAACTAATTGATTTATATTTACCAAATGGAATATTAAAATGACCATTCTTATTATATCTCATCATTCCTCTAAAACAGGTTTTGCGTTGATAATAAAAACGTTTAGCACTATCTAAATCATCATTTATTTCCATTTGATCCCTAATTTTATAATAAGTTTCTTCATTATTGGGATTTGTATTCATAAATTTATAAATCTCTTTTCCATTGCCATTACCAATATTTCTATAAAAATCAATTAATTCTTTATGAACATCACTAATAACCGAATTATTCTTATTTAAATAAAAATAAACTGAACCGCCCCCAATAAATGGTTCTATATATCTATCAAAAGTTGCTGGGAAATATTTCTCAAAAAATTTAATTTCATCACTTTTACCACCACTCCATTTAATTAATGGTTTTAAATGCCTACTTTCATTAACATTCATAACTTCATTAACATTCATAACTTCATTAACATTCATAACTTCATAACCATTATCAATAATCATTTTAATTAATTGTTTTTTATTTTTGTTTGAGTAAGAAGTTGTAATTTTCATTTCTTTGCAAATGTTTATCAAACCTATTTTTGTAATTTTATTTAAATCAGTCATTATAATTTAATTTTATAATAAAAATAAATCATTTTTTCCAATAATAATAATTTCTTTTTATTATAATAGTATAATATAAATAAGATGAACCAACCGAGTTATAGTTTTGATATTTGGGAAGCTTTAATACGTATAATAAAATATGCTATTGAGGCAATTGTTGTTGCATTAGCTGCTTATTTATTACCTGAACAAAAATTACAATTTAGCGAAGTTTGGATGATTGCTTTAACTGCCGCGTGCTTATTCTCATTATTTGATTTACTTTCTCCATCAATCGCTGCCGGTGCTCGCCAAGGTGTCGGTCTAGGAACTGGTTTCCGATTAGTCGGATTTGGTCCTTAAAGAGATGGAATAACTTTATAATTTAATTCTTCGCATATTTTTTTCCATATTTGGTCTTGGATGTATAATTTTTCTCTACTTTTTAATAATGGAAAAAATTTTAAATATTCATTAAGTCCTAGTATTTGAAAGAATTTATATAAAACATAACTATAAGATAAAAAATTCTTTCTATCTTTTGGACAATGTTTTAGAAATGGTCCTTGAATATCTCTAAACATCGAACATAACTTCTCTTCTAATTCAGGAGAGAATTGAGGTGTTGGGATGCCATTAATTCTATTTATGATATAATTAATATGTTCATAATATTTATTTATTCTTAATCTTTTTAATATTTCCCTCATTTTTGAATAAGTAATTTTTTTTGTATCTATTATTTTTTCTTTCTTAATTTCATTTAATATCTTTTCAAATACATCATTAGGAATATCAGTACTTTCTTTTCCCTGAACTTGATTGCACCATTCCCTAAAATGATTAATTCTCTTATAACTAAAATGAGAAGTATCTTTCGTATTTTGTTTTAAAATTGGTCTATTCTGTTCAACTAATAATAATTCTTGGTAACCGCAATTACTACAAATCATTATTGCATCCTGTTGAAGACAAATAAGAGGATTATTACATCTACAACAAATCTCATTATTTATTTCTTGTTCAATCTTTTTAACATAATATTTATTTGTAATTGATAAATACTGATCAACAAGGTCGCTTTTTTCAACAATTTTATCTGTCTCGAAGTCGCTAATACTCAAACAATCTTCATTATCGTCGACGAAATTAGAAGAAGAAAAATCATCTGTTTTATTATTAGAAGGTGTTATTAAATTAAATGATTCTAAAATTGATTTTGTTTTAAATTTATTTGCAATGGGCATTAATGCAGGAATAGTATGATGTGTCGTGGTTTTCATTGATTGTTTTTCGAGCATTTCATAATAATTAAATAAAATAGAACTTGTGTTCTCATAATATTCAATTTCATCAATATTATTAATATTATTAATTACATCATTTATTTTATTCAATTCTTCTTTAATTTCTATATTACTATTCCATAAAGATTTATATAATTCATCATTTTTCAAATTAATATTATTATTGTTATATTTGATAATATCTTCATTAATTTTTCTGCTAATATCTTCTAAATTTTTTATCTTATCACAATATTTTTTATTATCTAAAATTTTTTTGTTATAGTTATTAATGAATTTATTATGCATAGCATCCAATGTTGATAAATCTCCCTTATTTATATCGATGTTTTGTATTCGCTTTTTCGATGTTTTATCTTTAAACATTGTTATAAATAAAAAATGCAATTATGCTTTTATATATCTTATTTTAAATTTATTACATTTTTTTTCTCCTATTATAGTATAAAGAATATAGCATAAATGGGTGGTGGTCTTCTTCAACTTGTTGCTTATGGTGCTCAGGATGTTTATTTATCTGGAAATCCCCAAATAACTTTTTTTAAAGTTGTATATCGTCGTCATACTAATTTCGCAATGGAAGCGATACAGCAAACTTTTAGCGGAATAGCGAATTATGGAAATACCGTTTATTGCCAAATATCACGCAACGGTGATTTAATCCATCGTACTTATTTAGAAGTAGATATTCCTAAGATATTAAATGGTAGTAATACTGTTTCTACAACTTCATCTTATGTTAATTTTTTAGGTCTTCGTTTATTAAAAACTGTTTCTATTGAAATTGGTGGACAACAAATAGATAAACATTATTCTGATTGGTTATATATATGGAATGAATTATCTCTACCAGTTGGAAAACGTTATGCTTGGGATACTATGGTTGGTGCTGATTGTAATATCTTAAATTATTCAGAAGGAAGCACTGGAAGTGATGGTAAAAATACTAAATTATTTATTCCTCTTGAATTCTGGTTCTGTCGCAATATTGGTCTCGCTCTTCCATTAATAGCTCTTCAATATCACGAAGTTAAAATTAAGATAGAATTTGAAACTTTTGCTAATTGCACATTCGATAAATCAAATACAAGCGTATCTACAACTGTAAATAATGGTGCTACGTCAGGTGATAAAGCAGATTTAGTAAGTCCAAATTTATGGGTTGATTATATCTATTTAGATACTGATGAACGTCGTAAATTTGCTCAATTATCACATGAATATTTAATAGAACAATTACAATTTACTGGAACTGAGACATTAAATAATAGTACTACTCGTGTTAAATTAAATTTCAATCATCCTTGCAAGGAATTAATATGGGTTGCTAAATTAAACGGTGTTCCTAATAATGGATGGTATAATTATACTATCCCTAATACAGCATCAATAATTCCAACAAATAATACATATTATGCATATAATGCATCAAGAACTGATTATTATCCATTAAAAGATACTTTAAATAATTATACTTTAACAAGTAATGTTGCACTTACAGAAGATGATCTTACCAATAATTTATTATTAAATATTGAACCTTATAACACTACATTAAAAACCAATTTTGTAAATCCATTTTCTGATGGATTATTACAATTAAATGGAAATGATCGTTTTGCTGTTCGCACTGGTGAATATTTCAATTTAGTTCAACCATATCAACATCATACAAATATTCCTCTTAATCGTGGTATTAATGTTTATTCATTCGCTATAAAACCAGAAGAACATCAACCATCAGGAACTCTTAATA